TTCACCTTCTCTTTTTGTTTATCACGAAGTTTTTGGATTTTGGCCTGCATGTTTAAGCTAGTCATCTTTTATTTTTTATCCTGATCATTATTATTTAGAATACCTTGCTTTAACATCTTAGATAACTCTGAAGTTGATCCCACAAATAAAGCATTATTAGTCACATTATTTGTTGTTTTAGTTTTTTCCTCTTCAACTTCTTTAACTTTTTTCTGTAGATCCATTAATTTATCAGTTGTATCAGCAACTGATTTTATTATTTGTCCTGCCACTTCGTATGCTCTAGGACTAGCACTATCACCCGCGAGTTCCATGATACCATTAAGAGTTTCTTGCCCCTTTTCAATTAAAGAATATAAATTAGCACGGGTGTAATCATAGTCTTTAGATACATCATTATCAGAAGTATCTTCTTTTTTGATATTACTTATTTTAGGGGTTCTTGATACCTCTATATTAAGTGCTTCATCAATAGGATCAAAATTATTCATTATACATCAGTTTGTCTAGTGGGACTATAAGATTTTTGATCTTCATAGTAACTTGTTACTTCATTAAATCCAAAACTATCATCTGGATCAACTAAAACATCATCGGCAGTAGTTAACTTATTAATTGTAGAACCTTTTTTATGTACAGCAGCAATAGTCGAATCTATTGCTCTATCAACTCCAATTGTGGTTCCATCTACAATTTGATTAATTCTCATAATTTCAGAATCAATAACAATCCTATCTCTTAGAACAAATACTCCACTATTTGTAACAGTTATATTAGTTTGAGAAGCACTAATTTCTGTTTCTGTTGATGATGTGGCATCATTATCATAATCTTTCCTTGCTTGTGGTGTTGCCACATATCTCAATTCACGTCTCGCATTTCTAACGTCCATAGTTGTAGCATAATCAACTTGAACTTTCTTAATTAATCCCTCTGGAGTATCAGCAACAGGACCAAATAAGAATGTTTTAGCTGTAAAGTTTAAAGTATATATTAATGCTCTTCTTGTTGAGAAATCTCCCTCATAATCATCTTGAAATGATATGTTATCTAATACAACACTAATATCTCTTTTTTCACCAATTACACTCACTAAATCTACAGTTAAGTTAAAGGATGGTTGAAAGAACGGTAAAATTTGTTCTATGATTTGTAAAGCATCATCGTTTAATTTAACTAATATATTTAATTCAAATCCAATATTATATGGCACAGGCATAAAAACTTTTCTTAATTTAGAACCATCAGATGCTTTGAATGTTTGTGTTATTCCACTTTTTCTTGTTGGATCATAAGCAATATTGTTCATCTCAAATGACATTCTTGGTAATGATATTTGAGTTGCACGATTTAAATCAGGTTGTTGTTCAATTCTCGCTAAAAATTTCTGCATTGGACCGTATGCCAAAGCAACTTTCATGTCACTTATAGATTTATCGTTAGTTCCTCCGTGTCTAACATGAATATCGTTAAACAGAGTACCAAAAGCAATGACGGTTTTTCTAAGTATTTCGTGATAGTAATAAGTTCCTAACATTAGTATGTACCAAATGGATTAGATTCTTGAAAATCTACAATTGAATCTGCCTCAGTTTCAAATATATCACCCTGATTAAAAGGATCATATATGTCTGTATCGTTATATATGTCAAGAGAGTAAGAGGTCATTGAAGTAGATCCATAAGATACAGATACTCCAGATATAGAAGTAGTATTAATTGAATTTCTACTCATGATAATTTGATTTGATCCAATTGATAGTATAGTAGCTCCTATGCCTATGATATTATTTACCGCATTTAATTCTTGACCTATTACAAGACCAGTGGTATTAATACCAGTAATTTTATTAGTTTGAATACCAACATCACCAGTTGTAGTAACTCCAGCAGTAAATACTGTAGATTCCATTGCCATAATTGTTTCACCATTCACAAATCCAGTTACCTCAGTTCCAATTCCAACACCAGAAACTTTAAGTATTCTGGTATCTGCATCCCAACTCTTAACTCTAGCTTCAGTTCCTGAAGTTTGACCTTTAACAATTTCGTTAAGTTTATAATTTCCACCTGATATTGTTGTGGGAGATGAAATAGTAACCGTAGGTGCCACAGTATATCCAGCACCTGGATTTGTAATTCTCAAACTACTAAGTATATTATTAGATTCATCTAAAACAGCAATTGCTGCTGCATTGATTCCCCCAACAGGAGCTGTTGAGATTGCAACAATTGGAACTGAAGTATATCCTGATCCCTCTTCGGTAATTGTAAAATCAATAACACCTTTAGACACAGTTTCTATTGATGCTGTAGCAGCTGCTCCAACTCCACTTCCACTTACAAATGTTATATTTGGAGGAGTTAAATATCCAGAACCAGCATTAGTTAATAATATTTCTTTCACTGAATGTATACCACCTCTTGTTGTTGTGATTGCTACAGCAGTGGCATCAACACCACCAGCTGGTGCTGGTGTGATGAATATTGATGGAGGTGTTAAATATCCGTGACCATCATTGTTTAAGAATAGATTAGAAATATATCCTGTTGGTTGACTTAAAATAGAAGTTACGGTTGCTGTACTTCCAGCACCAGCAAGAGTAAGAGTTCTAATAACTCCAGTGTCTTCAATGACAGTATCTATTTGTTCAATTGAAGTATCAATAACTTCATCCTCATATTCAAACAATTCACATTTTAATTCATAAACATAATTTTTTCCTAATTGATAAAAAGGATTTTCATGTTCTACAAATTTTACTTCAAATAATCTATTTCCAAGAGGGAAAAAAACTAAATCTCCTTCTCTAGGACGTGTAACTAAAGATATTTCAGAGTCAGGAACTGCTTCCATGAATGGTGATATGAAATCTTCAAATCTTTCTCTAGATATTGTAAGTGTAACTTCATCTCTCAAACTTACTCCAAATTTAGTCATTATATCACCTTGACCAGAATATCCTTCATAAGTATTCACATACGCTTCAATTAAAAAATTATCATCAAATTTTGAGGATTGAATTTCATTTAAAACTGTTTCTTTATTAACAAATTTACGTGGAATATATGTAACTTCTACACCATATATTTGTAATTGTTCGTTAATTAAATTTTGAACTAATCTTTGTTCAGTTTGAGAACCTTGAAGGAAAAAAGGATTTAATGCCATAATTCATCACCCTATCATATCTAAAGGTGGTATCTCGTATTCAAGGGTCATTTTTTGTTTAATTGCTTCTATATCCCTTTCGGCATCATCATATATCTCTCTTCCATTTAATTCTAATCCACCAGGTAATTTGACCCCTCTAAATTTAATTAAATTTTGTCCCCACTGACGTTTTATTAAAGCAGTTAAATATTGTTTTAAAAATGGATCGTTATAGACACCTGTAAATGTATCAGGATCTAATATTCTATAACATTCAATAACTAAAAATTGACCAGCTTTTTCTTGTTTCCAATCAATATCTAAATATAATCTATTCTGTCTTCTATTAAATCTTATTTGTTTATCTGTTGTTAGTAGAAAATCAATATCTTCAAGATATCTTTTAGTCATAGTATACTGTAACAGTTCAACTGAATTGAAGTAATATAGATCATTTAACATTAATTGATATTTAATACTAAACATTCCACCAGATATTGTACTAGTATCAAATTTAAATATTTTTTCAATACCAATTACAGCATCTGGAACTTGTATAAAATTAGATGTTTCCTGAAATGTATTAGTTGTTGTTCCATATCCAGCGATGCTTGTAGAGGTTGCTGTAGTTGTAGTAATACCCACTCCTTGAGTTTCATTTGCTCTTCCTCTATCAATATCATTTTGTGTTAGTTCATATTTTAAATACATTTTTTCAACACCATCAAAATGACGATCTTGAAATAACTGAATGGCATCATCAACTAGATCATCAATCTGATCATCATCAACGTTGATTTCTAATACAGGAGCTCCAAGTTTCCTTAAAGAGTAATCAATTAATTCTTGTCTTGTAGATGGTTTTGCCATTTTACTCTTCGTCTATGTTGGATGCTAAATTATCATATTTTTTTTGTAACTCAGAAATATTTTCAAGTAGTTTTGTTTTTTCTTCTAAAAAATCTTGAGTTATGGTTTGAATTTTTGCCTCTAAAAGGACATTTTGGTTTGACACAGATGCTAATTTTTGATTATAAAGTCCAATTAATACATTAATGTCAACATCATTATTTGAATTAGCCATATTTTTTTAAAACGTACCTCCATCGACGCAGTTTGACCAAACGGGTTTATCAGTATACACAGTTGAAACTGAGTTAGGACTTATGGAAATTGATGTTCCATTAACCTTCAAATCTCCACTGTTATTAAACGTACCATTAACTCCTACTAATGTTAGAGTTGTTCCACCAGTGATTGTAGTCTTACAAACACCATATGCTGAAGCATTTCCAATTTGTGTAATCTGATCACCAATCGTTATATTCTGACCAGATGGTAAGGCAAGAGTAACTTCAGTAATAGCAGTTAATATGTGTGTGGATGTATCAGCAGCAGTAAAGGCAGCTGGAGCAGCAGTAGAATTCTGTAATCCAGTACTATCAAAGTATACCACACCATGAGTGGAGAAGTCACCAGACTGATAGTAGATACCTTTGATATCAAGATAACCTTTAGTACCTGAAATTACTTCAGAACTATTTGTCGCATCTGGTACATATGTCCATACTCTACTACCATTGGCACCAACTACACTATCATCCATTCCGAAGAAACCAAGTTTGTTATTGGATGTTCCAGAACTGGTGTTATAGTTGAATGAAATACCACGATCAGTATTTGTATCGTATGCGTGAGTGATTGTCAATTCTGTGGTAGTTACAATACCAGCAGTTGTCACCCCATTTATGAATATTGTTGAAATACCAGCTTGTGATGAGAAAGAATGAATTGAAGTTGTACCAGCACCAGGAAGAGATGAACTACCAGTAATAATATCTCCAGTATTAACTCCAACAATTGAATCAACGATAATTGCTGAAACACCAGTTCCAACTGTGGTTTTAACTGTTCTGACACTTGTTACATCACCAAGTTTCATTATACCATCATTTACAGTAGCAGATGAAGAGTTTACAGTGGTGGTTGTTCCATCTACTTGTAAATCACCTTTAATAATAACTTGACCTTCATTACTCAATCCATCAGGATATGGGTCGATGTATAATTTATTTCCACTACCTTCTCTACTTCTGATAACATTAGATGAAATACCAATACTATCAACTACAATACCATCAAAAAATTCAACGGGATCAGTGAATGTTGCTCCACCACCAACTCTTAAATGACCACCTACATTCAAGTTTTTCTCTATACCAACACCACCTTCTACAACTAAAGCACCAGTATCTTTATCTGTACTTTGAGTCTCATCTTTTAAAGTAAGTGCTACAGTATTTCCATATTCCCAATCTGCTCCTGATACTTTTATCTTATCGTCTCCATCTTCATCATATTCAATTGTCGCATCAGGAACAGCTGTTCCATCAGAACCACCACCAAATCCAAGTAAGGTGTCATCTGGTATCATTATATCACCAGAACCATTAGGATCGATAATTATATCACCATCAGTATTTGTTGAAGAAAATGTATTACCATCTAAAGTTAAATTATCTACGTTCCATTGGTCTACTTTTCTATCTGAGTCTAATATCGCAACGAATCCATTCGCAGCAGTAGTTGGGTTTGCCTGACTAGCAACTTTACCTGGATCAAGACTTAATAAATCTGTATAATATCTACCACCTACAACTTGGGCATTAGATGCGTTATCTCCAGCAAATAATCTACCACCTGAATTATTGGCGGTTCCTACACCTACCGTAAGTCCTAATTCACCGAAGTTTAAACCACTTGAGGGTGGGTTTATTCCAGTAGATCTTTTTACTCTAATAATACTGGCCATTTAAAATAATCCTCCATTAATGTCCAAATTCTGTGCCGTACCTGGTGTTAATTCTAAAGTTGCTTCAAATTTAGCAATAGAAGAATTATAAACTAATACCATGCCATTCTGTAAACTACTAGCTTGAACATCACTCAAACCAGTGATTGATCCACTTACATTACCAGCCAAAGATGATACTACTCGTGTAGCATCTGTTTGACCTACTTTAACTCTAATGTTTGCCATTAGCGAGTTACTCCTGCTCTAACTAACACTGATCCCTCAACAACTCTTGTAACCTCATTTGAGGCATCAGTTAAAATAACATCATATACGTAACGACCAGATTTTAATCCAGCTGTGGTTATACTACTTAAACCGACTCTAATTGTTCCAGCATCAGGATCTACAATTGATGAAGTAAAAGTCGCAGCAACGCTTGTGCTGCCAGCATGTTTTCTCATCTGAGCAGCTATATGAAATCCAGCTAAATTAGTAGCTGAATTTGATGAACTACTTTCGAGTTCAAATTGTTGTTGAAATGTTGCCCCAGAGTTTATAACTAAGTTGCTTACATATACAGCTGACATTTATTAAAAATTCATGATCTGTCTATATTTATAATTAATTGATTA